CAGTATATTTACTTCTTCTAATGTTTTTCCTTTGATGGTTTTACTCATGATGGATGCAGAGGCGATACTGATGGCACATCCTCTGGCACGATAGCTTACATCAGAAATGATGTTATTTTCTACATTTACATATACTGTCAGCGAGTCACCGCAAAGTGGATTATTACCCTCGGCTGTGCATGTGTATTTGTCGAGTGTACCAAAATTTTGTGGATTTTTAGAGTGATCAAGTATTATTTCTTGATACAGATCAGTAATGTCCATCTGCTCTTGCGATTCTTCGATCCCGTAATACTTCTATACCAGCGAGTTGTTGTTCTTCTGTCCTATTACGCCATGTGGATACTTCTTCAGCGGTTCGTTGACAGCCGAGGCAATATCCATATTCGTCCATCGTACAGACTTTGATGCAGGGTGTATATTTTGTTTTTGGCATGAAGTTATTTATGTTACCAGTGACGCCATGCATTCAGTATAATAGCGATACAAGTTGTCACATGCAGCGCAATCCAGAATGTTCTCATGGCGAGGGCCAGTCTTACATCTCTCTGTGTGATAGGTAAAAATTGTGGTTTGTCATCATCTGTCATACCGATAGGCATACCTACTGTTCTTGACCACAAAACCAACCATTTATTTTTCATCAAAAATCTACGTCTAATCCGTTTACGCTGTAAGTTTTACCATTAAATCCTTTGTCCATTTTTTCTATGTCTGTCATCTTTTCACTATCTACACGTTTGTATGGATTTTTACGAACCTCTTCCAGCCGTTTCTTTTTCTTGCGATTTTTCCACCATTTTCGTATTGACATATGATTATGTATGTGATATAAATAGTGATATGATTTCGTTCAAAGAAATACTTACTGAAGACAAGGGCGGCAAAAACCTTCATCTTGAACACCTAGAAGATGAGATATTGAACTATGGTGTTGATGGTGGTCGAGCGGCGATTAATTTTTTGCGTAGTTTGCGTGATATGATGGCAGGCGGAAGTCGGTCCTCTGTGAATATGACTGTCAAGTGGGATGGCGCACCAGCGATCTTTGCTGGCATTGATCCGGCGGATGGCCAATTTTTTGTTGCAAAAAAGAGTGTGTTCAATGTAAGCCCTAAGTTATACAAGAGTAATGCAGAGATTGATGCTGATCTGAGCGGTCAGTTGAATGCGAAGTTCAAGGTGGCTTTGGCAGAATTGAGTAAATTGGGTATCGAGGGCGTATTGCAGGGCGATCTAATGTTCACTGATGATGTTGAGACACAGAACATAGATGGCGTGGACTATTACACGTTTCAGCCCAACACGATTGTATATGCAGCGGCGGTGGACAGTGATTTAGGTAAACAAGTGAAAGCAGCGAATATTGGTATAGTGTGGCACACAACATACACTGGCGATGCGTTACAGGACATGAAGGCATCATTTGGCGTCGATATTAGTGGATTGAAAAAGCCGAGTAGTGTGTGGATGGATGATGCCACCTATAAGGACACCAGTGGCACGGCCACATTTACCGCAAAAGAAACGGATGAGGTCACCAAGATATTGAGTGCGACAGGCAAAACGTTTCAGAAGGTCAATGCAAATCAGTTGAGATCGTTTCTCAAGTTGCAAGAGTCTATGACTGGCACGATGGCTGGCGCATCTCTCAAGACATATAACAACAGTAAGGTTCGAGCAGGCGAAAAGATTACCAATCCGATGGCGCACGCCAAGGGATATGAAAAATGGGTATATGAGTCGGTGCAAAAACAGATAGACAAGGCGAAGTCTGACAAGGGTAAAAAGAAATACACGGCCATCCAGAAAGAATATATTCGTGAGATACGCAAACATACTCGCAATCTCGAGCAGATCATCAAGTTTCAGAATTTACTGGTCGAGGCGAAGTCTGTGATCGTCAACAAATTGGATCAGGTCAAGTCTATCGGTACGTTTATACGCACGGCTAATGGTTTCAAGACGACTAATCCAGAAGGCTATGTGGCCATAGATAGAGTGAGCGGTGGTGCAGTCAAATTGGTTGACCGCATGGAGTTTTCATTCAATAACTTTACAGCAATAAAGGCATGGGACAAATGAGAGTAAAAACAGCACTTAGACAGGTTAGACCAAGAAACGAATCTTATATGGCACCTGTGGATAAGATTCAAAACTATCTATCTGAGTCTGTTACTACAGATGCCACTAATACTGAAATGGCAATATGTTATCATTATAATTTATTAAGAAGTGACGGTGATAAAGATAGGGCTTTATCTCAAGCAGGCATAACCGAAAAAAACTTTGTAAAATTAACTCCAGAATTATTAGATATTGGACAAAAAGTTGCAGTCCAAATGGAAGATCGTGGCCCTTGGTTGTTACACTCTGGAAGTGGTTCTGCTACTAACTTCTACGCACAAGGCAGAGATGTTACACCGAAAGCAGATTTTGTTGGTGATAATAAAAATTATATCTCTTTGAAAAAAGCTGGTGACAGTGGCGCTGGCGCTCAATTGATGAGCGCTAAATCGGGTGAGGCTGCTGGTGTTGTTGAGGCTGCAATAGGTCATTACGAGAATAATACCAGTGATGATTTTTCTAAAAATTCTGATTTTATGAACGCTATGGATATCTTAGAAAATAAGATGAGGGAAACCGCAAGAAATAATTTGAACGTTGAAGTTGCAAAGGGTAAAACTGACTTTGAAAAATGGTATACAACAAAAAGTCCAAACGCATTAAATTTGAAGAAAAATAGAAAGTTGAAACCAAAAGACATAGAAAAACATCTTAAAGCAGAATTATCTTTATTGGGTGCAACACGAATGTCTTCCTCTGCTCAAAGAAACTTGATCAAAGGAATACCAGCCATATCAAAAGATGAATTGCAGAATGTATTTAACACATATCAAGGAGATGCAGGCGTTAAGGTGGGAGATGTTAAAGTCAGTGCTAGACACTTAGAGAAAGTTTCTCCCGACAAATTGACTGATCCTGCCCTTAAAAAACAAATTACAGAGGTAATTGAAACATCTATCAATGCAACAGAGTGGCAAATTGAATTACAAAAATTCTTTGATAAGAATGAAGAATTGAAAAAATGGCTAGTATACGAGGCTGCTTCTGGATTGTATAAATTCACTGGATCATATTCTGATGGCAGTAATTACTATGGATCACAATCAGCTGTTGCAAACAGAATTTTAGTTTTTTCAGAAAACGGGATAAAAAATGAATATGATATTTTGAAATATTCTATGGACAATCCACAACTTGCAAACAAAGTTAGCGTGTCTTACAAAGGTTCTGGCCGATCTAAATATATCAAATTAGGTATCGCTGCACACTATGAATCAGAGTTGCCTTTATTACAGGAAGAAATATATCACCTACAAAGGCAATACCAACTAAATGAAGGGATGTTTAGTCAGATAAAAAATAAGGCAGCTGCCTATCTGAAAAAGTTACAAGATGTTATAAAAAAGTTCTATGAAAGAGTTATATTGAAGGTTGTCAATAATATTAAGAGTGCAGCTAAACAAGGACTGACTTCTTTTGCTGAAGCTTTAGATTTACAAATGACAGGCACAGTTGGTTTTAGTACACCAAGTTGGTAAGGTAAAACTAGACCTTCCACCCTTCACCAAACTCTGTCTGGTCGAAAACAGCCTCTGCAAATTTATCGTCTATCCCTCCCCGTTGATTACTATCTGCCAGACCTTTCTGTTCGTCTTCACCAACATCAGATAATTTCATCTTGGCACGATCTATTCCGATAACAAATCTTTTATTGGTTGTGGGATCGTTGTATCTGTTTTTGAGTTGTTTGACTGCAATCTGATTGAGATTGTCAAGCTCTTCATTGCTAATGAGCGCAAACATGAGGTCAGCCGTAGCAGGCAGACCAAAACTCTCAGAAGTATCTTCCAAACCAACGTCACTATTGGAGAACCCGCTTCTTGTCGTCTGTGTAGCCGACATAATCGGGACGTTTGTCTCAACTGCGAGTCCCCTAAGCTCTTCAGCGATTGCCTTAATATACATGTAGCTGTTAACATTTCCGTTCGCCTTAAATCTTGATGATGCACAAATATTCAGATAATCCACAAAGATGATATCTGGTTTGAATGATTTCTTGATTGCGAGTTCCTTGATCAGTCCTCGAAAGTGATTACTATGGGCAGAGGCCGTAGGATACTCCTTGATGATCAAATTACCCTTGGTGCTCTTCAGAATGGCATCAATTTTTGTGTCGTACATCGTCTTGGGTAGTTGATGTAAATCGTCTATAGAAATATTCATGAGGTTTGCGTCAATTCGTTCTGCAATACGCTCCTCGGCCATTTCCAGAGTAATATATAGGACACTCCTACCTTGCGTCAGGCAGTTGGCTGCCATATGACACATGAACAGCGATTTACCGACACCAGTACCAGCGAGGGCAATGTTCAGTGTCTTCTGTGGTAGGCCACCTTTGGTGATACGATTGAAGAAGTCCAGATCAAATGGAATCTTCTCTTCTACCTTATGGTAGAACTCATAACGGGCATCAGTGTCGTGTAGATAATCATGACCAACACGGTTATCAAAACCAACAGCCAGGGCGTCCGTAAGAATTGTAGGTAGAGCATCGACACCTCGTTTTTTATCCTTTCCATCAATGATAGCAATTCCGTCCACAATCGCATTGTATACCGCCTTATCTTTACAAAAGTCCTCTGTAGTCTCCACTAACCAATCAAAAATCACATCATCGTCTTTTTGAAGTTCCTTAACTACAGATAAAACACGTTTATAGTCATCCTCGTTTAAGTCTTTACGACTATCCAGCTCAACCTCTAGAGCATTCTGGTTTGGTAGATCATTATACTTGTCTACAAATTTTTGTATCTCTTCAAAGACAGTTCTCTCTGTCCTGTCAGAGAAATAATCGCCCTTGATAAATGGCAGGACTTTTCTTGTATATTGTTCATTGTATATTAGGTTGGCTAGAATAGTTTGTTCAATTGTTGTCAACTGAAGTTGCTCCTTCATTGGTAATAATGTCCACTAGAATATCTCCGATCAGCCTAAAGAAATCATCCTTGAAATACTCTTGTGGTAATTCATTATTATCAACTATATCATACTCAAATCGAAAAGGCAAGCTCCCTTCCTCGTCTAAATCGTTTTCGTCTGGTATGGAGACTTTCCCATATTTGTATATGACGCCCTCATATCGCCCAGCCTCTTCTGTCAACCCGATACAGGTAGCGTCCTCATACTCTGCAGCATCACCGTTAAGGTCTTTCACTTTTTTAATAACGTACCGATATTTCTCTTTAATGTCAGACATTCTCAAGCATCCATTCTAAATATATTTCCTCATGTAGTATCACATATCCATTGCTGTCGCCATATGTTTTTATATGAGTGTACACTTCTTTTGGAGCGTGCAACTCCACTTGATTTGCCCACCATTCCACGGGCCTACGAGTCACATGGGCATTTGTGCCATCTGACAACACAGCCTGCGCCTCGTTATTCGCAATACCCAGATACACGAACCGCTCTGCTCGTGAGAATATCTGGTCAAATATTTCTGGTATCTGTTCTTCTGGTATATGCTCCATCACATCCGTGGACAGGATACCATGAAACGGGCCATCAGGCAGTTCATCGTGTTCTGGTATTGCAGGGTCATATAGAGCAGGCATAGGCCAGTTCCAATCGTTAACCTTATACACATCACCCTTCCCGCAACCAAAGTCGAGAAGGGTTT